TTGTATTAGTGTTTTTGGAGAAGAAAAGATGAAACAAATGAACAGGTTAGATGTTGGAATGTTTGTTAGTGTTCTATGTAATGTTTATTCAAGGGAGTATAATGGTAAGTACTATACTAGTTTAGACGGCTACCATTTTTCAGATCAAAGTAATGCAGGAGAAAGAGTAGAAGATGATTTTGTTACTTCTGATAACGATATGCCATTTTAATTATGACAGAAGAAATAAATTTTAAGGCTCTGTGTGATTTAGCTGTTAATGTATGTGATGTACCTAAAGAAGATTTGTTATCTAAAACTAGAAAGAGAAAGATACAATCCGTAAGAGCTGCTTTATCTTATATTGCAATTAATCAAGAGGATATGGATAGGAATATGGTAGCGAAGGTTTTAAAAAGAGATAGAACTAATACCTATCATTATGAAAGAAACCATAAGAAATATTATAAGTCTTGTGATGTTTATAGAAATATATTTACTAAAATTTATAAGGCTTATAAAGACATTAACGGCTCTAAAGATGTTTTTATTGATAAAGACTATATGAAGTCTTTTTTACTTAAAAACGGCGTAAAAGAAACGATTAAGCCAGATGTTTTATTAGAGGTAAAGAGTGGTAATGTCAAGTGTATTATTAAGACTTCCTACTTTGATTTTTCAAATCAAGTAGAAATTATTAACTTAGCCCTCAAAAATTATCACTTTACTATTAAAATAATTTAATGACCAAACCAAACTACTATGCGGTTATCCCTGCGGATGTAAGATATAGCAAAAAGCTAACGCCTAACGCCAAACTTCTTTACGCAGAGATAACTGCCTTATGTAATTTGAATGGTAAGTGTACAGCATCCACAGAATATTTTTGCAAACTATATGAAGTTAGTAGAGTGTCAATACAAAAATGGCTAAAGACTTTAGAGGATAACAACTATATAAAGCGTGTTAACATATATAAACAGGGTAGTAAAGAAATATTAACAAGGGTGATAACTTTGGTTAACAACCCTCGTAAACAAAAGTTAACAGATAATACTAATATAAATATAACTAATACTAATCTTACAGATAGTAATAGTAAGCGCTTTAAAAAACCAACTTTAGAAGAAGTTAATAATTATTGTTTGGAAAGAAAAAATAATATAGATGCAGAAGCGTTTATTTCTTTTTATGAATCTAAAGATTGGTATATAGGTAAAAATAAAATGAAAAATTGGAAACAAGCAATTATAACTTGGGAGAAAAGAGATATAAAAACAAGTAATACAGGAATGAGTAAAATACATTCTCATTTACAAAAGAATATTAATGTTAAAGAAAAATTAAGAAAACAATTTAAAAAATGAAACAGATAAAAACAATGACAAAAGAAGATTTGTTAATGGGATCAGTAGATCTAATTAGTAAAACTTATATAGAGTTAGGTCAAAATAATGTTGAGGAAGATACAATAACAGTAATGGCTCAAAGTTTGGCAGGTGATTTATCTAAAATTTACAAGAACTTTTATTTTGAAGATGCTATAAATGCTTTTCATATAGGCGTTAGAAGTCCTATAAACTCTGACTTTATACATTTAACAGTTCCTTTATATATGAAATGGCTAAGAAAACATAAAGATTTAATATGGGATGCTAGAGCAAAAGTAGACAGAGGAGAAGATCCAAAACAAGTACCTCACTTTAGACCTGAACCAAAACTATTAAAATGATACTATTTAATTACATAATTGCAATAACAATGGCACTCTCAGTATATAGTTGTGACAAGGAAGAGTTAGAGCCTATTGATAATAATATAATACCAATAGAGTCTTGTTTAGATACTTGCGGAACTATAATAGCTTGTAAGTATTATATGAATGACTACCCAGAGATTACTTCGGTATTAACAGTAACAACCTCTTGTGATACTTTAGACGTAGTAAAGATACACACCATAGAAGAAATACAATATTTTTCTGGAATGGAGGTATGTTTTGAAAGATAATTAATAACTAAAACTAATAAAATGAAAACAAAAGAAAAAGTAAAGTATTGGCTAGATAAACACGACCACCTTAGAGATGATGACAATAAGTTGTGTGCTAACATTTGGAATGACGAAATTAAAAACATGATAAGCGTAAAAGACTCTTCTTACAGAGACTTTTTAAGATTATATTCATTAGGCAGATTAACGGCAGCAACTAGTATAAGAAGAGCTAGAGCTAAGCTACAAGAGGAATTTCCTATTTATAGAGGAGAAAAATACAAAGCAAGAAAAGGAGAGATACAAGATCAGTACAAAAAAGAATATGGCTACCAAACCCATAAGTAAACTAAAAAAAGATCTAGATAAGTGGTTTAGTCTTTATATAAGGCTAAGAGATGCTAACGAATACGGCATGGTGCAATGCTTTACTTGTGGTAAAGTTGCGCACTATAAAAAAGGTGGTATGCAATGCGGACACTTTCAAAGCAGAACCCATTTAGCAACAAGGTGGGATGAAGAAAACTGTCAAGTGCAATGCGTTGGGTGTAATATGTTTAAGCAGGGAGAGCAATATAAATTTGCTTTAGCTCTTGATTCAAAATACGGAGAAGGAACGGCAGAAGAATTAGAGCTTGTAGCTAGAAAAAACATAAAGATTAATAGGTGGGATTATGAAGATGAGATAAGTTATTACAAAAATCTTGTTAATAATTTAAAAAAAGACAAGGGTATAGAATAAATATTTTTTATAAATTTGGGCTATGACAAATCCAATATACGCAAGTGATGAGCATAGATTAACTGTTGAGCCGTATATTAATTCTTGTAAAGAATTTGTTAAAGACATAGCTACAAAGCCTAAATATAATAACTACTTAGATTTATTAGAAACTATTATAGAATATCATAATGGTTATGGTAAAGGAATTAGAGAAAATAATTATTATGATTGGCTTATGATTATACCAATTAACCTATCGGTAGCTACAAACGGTTTTTTTGCAGGAACAGAGTCTAGGAATAATAGAGCAACAATAAGAGCTTATAAGATTGTTTTAGAACAAATATTAGTTGAAACCGTAGATAAGATAGGTTTATTAGAAACGGAAAATGAATAAAATCTATACAGAAATAGCAGGCCTTACCGATAAGTTCAGAACAATGGCTTGGGGTATATGTAAAGATGAAAACAAAATAAATGAAGCCGTACAAGAATTGATGTTGTATTTTCTTCAAATGAATCCAGAAGTATTAAAAAACATATATGATAAGGACGGTATTGAAGGAGTTACAAGATATGGTGCGGTTGCTTTAAGAAGAGCATTAACAAGTACAAGGTCTAATTTTTATTATAAATATGAAAAATATTACACACGGATTGATAGTCTTAATTATGTTTCTAGTGGAACTATGGTTGATAGTAGCCTCATGGAATCTTACAATAGCTTTAAGACTATATGCAATTTGCCAGAGAAAAAAGTTGAGTCTACTTACGAAAAGCTAGAACAAATAGATAAAGAGCTAGATAAGTTGAATTGGTACGACAGAGAGTTGTTTAAGCTTTATTATTATGAAGGCAATACATTAGACTCGTTAGCAAGAAAGACGCAAATAAGTAGGAATAGTCTGTTTACAACAATAGATAAAGTAAGAGATATACTAAAAGAAAATCTAAATGAAACTATACAACCCGAAGATTAAAGACAGTTTTATTATGCAGTTTGGGTTTCCATACCCAGAGCAGCCAAAAAAAAAGAAAGAATTAATAAAAATATATAGTAAAAATGAAGTTCTTTGTACCTAGTGAAATATACGAGGATAGAATATCTATATGTAAAGGTTGTAAGTATTACATAAGCTTTTTAGGTAATTGCGGTATATGCAAATGCTTTATGAAAGTTAAAGCTAGAATAGCACCAATGGAATGTCCTAAAGGTTATTGGCAGAAAACAACAGAAGTTAAAACGCCAACTGAAATACCGCAAGATTTAATTGATGAGATAATAGAATTATGGCCAGACTTAAAAACAGGAGTAGCAAAAAATCAACACGCTAAAACAAGAATGATAGAAACTTATAACGCTATATATAATGCTAACTATAATACCCACACTAACTGCGGTAGTTGTATCTCTACTTGTTTTGATGCTATTAAGAGGTTATATGAAAAATATAAATTAAAAAGAAATAAAAATGAATAAAAACATACCGAGTTATTATATAGGAAAAACACACAAAATAGAAGCTAGAAAAGTTGCAGAGGATTTTGAATTGACTTACAACCTAGGAAGTTGTTTGAAATATATTTTAAGGGCAGGAAAAAAAGAAGGTAATCCACCTGAACAAGACATAAGAAAAGCAATTAATCATTTACACTTTGAGTTAGATAGATTACATGCAGAAACCAAAGTAAAAACAGGAGGACTAGCACAATGACTATATACAAATGTGAATGTGGTAAGACTAAAGAGATAGGTAGTGCTACAATGAAATATATTGAAAAAAAGTGGCGTGTAATGCAGGCTATTTGTGATTGTGGCTTATTTATGGATAGTGAGCCAGAAGAAGGTATGCCAACTATAAAAAGAACGGAGTCATCATTAAGTAAAAAGAAAAGGGGGGATTACCTGTGGGATAGTGCAAAAGAAAAGTTGGTTGGAGAAAGAGGTGTAAATGATGATTTTAAATAATGGATAAAAGAAAAAACCCAAGACCAAGAAGAACGCCAAAGCAATTAGAGGTACTTACTAAAAATATTATAGAGTATTTTTTTAATAACCCTCACGCTAATAGCTATAAGGCTATACAAGAAAAGTTTGATGTAGATGAAATTAGAGTGCGCAAAATATTAAATAAAGAGTTTGAGAGAAGATATAAAAATAGTTTGGCTAGAAAATACTCTAATTTATGAATTTTATAATAAAGACTGATAAAGACAAGATAAGCCTGATAAACTATTTAAAGGAGTTAAAGAGTGACTACTTAGTTAAAGTAAGCAAACAAAGAAACAATAGATCAAATATGCAGAACAGTTATTATTGGGCGTGTATAGTACAACCTTTAGCAAGTGAGTTAGGTTACTTCCCAGATGAAATGCACGACACACTAAAAGTAAAGTTTGCAAGTGAGTGGCAAAGCATAGAGATAAACAACAAGCAGATAGGACTACAAACAGTAAGCAGCACAGCCAAGATGAACAGCAAAGAGTTTGAGATATATGCAGATCAAATACGTATATGGGCTTTAACAGAATTAGGAATAAGATTGATGTTACCAAATGAATATGAATAAAATATATATATATAAAAATCAAAGTAGTTTATGGGGTGAGCCTGAATGTATTGGTTTTGGCACAGATGAATTTTATATTAAAGAAATAGATAGAAAATTAGCTAATGACATAATAAAAAAAAATCATTACTCGAAAAAAGTTTATAATGGAACATATATACATTTAGGAGTTTTTCATAACGAAAAATTAAAAGGTGTTTTGCAATATGGATATGCTATGAATCCAGCTTCTTGTGGAAGTGTAGTTAAAGGAACTAATAAAAATGAATATTTAGAATTAAATAGAATGTGGATTGATGACGATTGCATAAAATATGCTGAGAGTCAGGCTATAAGTTATTCAATAAAATATATAAAAAGAAAACTAAAAAAAATAAAATGGATTCAATCTTTTGCAGACGAAAGATGTGGGGGGTTTGGAATAGTTTATCAAGCCTGTTCTTTTGATTATTTTGGTGAACATACTAATAAATTTTGGGAGCTAGATGGAGAAACATATCACAACTCAATAATGACAAGTGAAAAAGCTGGTCGTAGAGGTTATAATTTATTAAATAATCCATACAATAAAGATAGAATTATTAAGCACGAGCTTAGACAATTTAGATATATAAAATTTATAGACAAAAGAGAGAGAAAGAATTGCTTATTAAAAAAACAAAAATACCCTAAATATTATAAAGAAAACAAAATCAACTAAGTTTCTATTATATAATATACACTTGATTAATCAAATTATTTCAAAATGAGTACACACGGAGGAAAACGAGAAGGCGCAGGCAGAAAACCAAAAGCAGAAGAGCAAAAGCTAATAGAAAAGCTAACACCTTTAAATGAGTTGGCATTAGATTCATTAAAGAAAGGATTAGAGAAAAAAGAACAATGGGCGGTTAAATTATACTTTGAATACTTTTATGGCAGACCTCAACAAAGGGTAGATGTTACAACTAATGAGGAGAGTTTAAATATGCCTTTAATAAACTTTGTTAAAACTGAATCTTAACGAAAAATATAATCCACTATTTGAATCTGATTGCCGATACTTTATTATAACAGGGGGTAGGGGATCTGGTAAGTCTTTTGCGGTTACGGTGTTTCTAACGCTGCTAACTATGTCTAAGAATATAAGAGTGTTGTTTACAAGATACACTATGGTATCAGCACACCTATCTATAATACCTGAGTTCTTAGAAAAGATAAGCCTATTAGGCTTTGAGCATATCTTTAGTGTAAACAAAGCAGAGGTAGTAAATCTTAAAAACAAAAGTGACATATTGTTTAGAGGTATCAAGACCTCAGCAGGTAACCAGACCGCAAGTCTAAAGTCATTACAAGGGATAAGTTGTTGGGTGTTAGATGAAGCAGAGGAGTTGATTGATGAAGATATATTTGACACCATAGATTTAAGTATTAGAGAAAAGGGTGTACAGAATAGAATCATATTAATACTAAATCCTGTAACTAAAGAGCATTGGATATATAAAAGGTTTTTTGAAGACAAAGGCGTACAAGCTGGTTTTAACGGTGTTAGAGACAATATATGCTATATCCATAGTACA